TCTTTTAATTTCTTTTCTAAATAAAAAACTGTTGTAAAGATCCACAATAGATTTTACATGGTTGTCTAATCCAACCTGTCTTAATCTTTTTTCGTAATCATCACGGCTCTCATAATAATATGGCTCCAAGTAACGACCCATAAAGTAATCATATCCACCTTGATATGAATCACCTAAAAATTGCCATCTGTTGATATAAAATTTGTAGGCATCATGTGCTTCTACAATATAGTCAACGGCTATTTTGCCATCACCTTTTATTACTCTGTCTCTAATCACGGGCATTAAGCGTATCTCCTTGCATTGTTATTGTTGCTACCAGTAAATGCCCAACGTTGTGGTGTTGTGCTTTCAAATTCTGTGCGTAATGGATATAAGAAATCAACCAAATATCCAACGGCATCAGCCATATGATCATGCACTCCGTCTTTGTCGATGACGTTTGTTCCCGGTTTATATACCATTCGTTCTAAACTATTAATTATGTTTTTGCACTTAGAATCAACAAATAATGAACTGTCACCTTTGCTGTTTTTAAGTTTAGCATTAACACTATTAACCCTGTCTCTAATTGGAGTATGGTTCCTTCTAACTTGAACTCCAAATCCTGCATTTTGCAGTATTGAAATATCTGTTTTACCACCAGCACTTGTTTTTAATGCCTTGCCCGCAGGATCAGGATACATTATAATTCTGCTGTTTGGATAACGTCTTTTTAATTCATCTGCTGTGTCTTCTGTGCTAGAACTATTCAATAATAATTCATCAATAAAGTAAATTGTGTTGTTTTCAATAACAGCAATAGCACTGGCTAAACTTCCGACGTTAAAGTCTTGTCCTACGTGTATTTCTCTAATATCTGGATTAGGATGTGATTTAATTGTGTAATTTCTATCAAAGTTATAATATACAACGCCTGAATATGTGTTAAATGTTGCGAGATATTCTTGTTGAAATGTTTTTTCATCCATATCTCTTTTTGCTTGTTCTATTTCATCTGCAGGAACATTGCCACCATCTAGTGTTGTGTATGTATGAGCACCCCAACCATCTGTGTTTTCTGCCATAATAAACATTTCATGGCTAAAACTTCCAACGCCTCTTGGTGTGCCTAAAAACATTGCTCTACCATTCTTATCTGATAGTGTTGGACGTAATACTTCTGTCCATACCCTTGGATCAATATCTTGAAACTCATCTAATACAATAAAATCCAAACCAACGCCTCTAAGGCTATCAGGATTATCAGCACCCTTAAGATGTATAACGGATCCATTTTTTAATCTCAACTTTAATTCTGCTTCATTGCTTTGATCAATCCAACGCAAGTCTTTTAATTTGTTTTTTAATTGATCCCAAACAATACCTTTGGCCATTCTATATGATGGTGCAACATACCAAACCTGTTGATTTGGTTTTGATGCCGCTCTTGCCAATTCTCTCATTGCCACGTGTGTTTTGCCGAAGCGACGGCCAGTCACGGCCACAACAAATCTTTTGGAAAATGCCGTATCAACAATGTTTTTCTGTGCTTGGCTCAATGGCATTATTTGTTCTCCAACAGCAATTCAAATCCTGCACTTACACTTGCTATATTACTTGACTTTGCTCTTATTTCAATGTCTTCTTTTTCATTGAAAACTTCAAAAATTTTGTATTCTTTTCTAAATGCTGTTCCTCTAAGTGTAGAATATGCTTTGGTGTTAAACACGCCATTGTCAAAACGCCTAACCATGACTTTTGCTTCAAGTTCTGCGTCTTTGCTATTGCCTACATCAAAACTTAACAAGTATGCTCTTTTACCCGCTGGAACAGTATACACCGCCATTAGCGTTTGTCCAACTTCTTCTAAAATTCTCGCAATAACTGTGCCATTCACAGTAGCACTTAGATTGCCTTGATTTACTGTCAGGGCATCACCTGCACTATCGCCTTCTGGCATACTAACAAGTCTCATTCTAAAAATTCTTAGAAATTCACCACTGCTGGACGCACCACCAACTGTTACATTCTCTGTTAGTAAATTGTATGAACCGTCTAATCCTTGAACTTCAACAACAGCACCATTGTCATTAGCAGTATCATCTGATGTTAGTGCTACTGTGCCTGCTGAATCTACATAGGTATAGATACCACCATTTTCCCATATGGTTTCAAATGCACTACTTCCTACACTTGCATTATAACCAAACTTTTGTATTCCTGAAAGGTTAGGAAATGCCCCTCTTGCAACCCCTAATCCAAATGGAAAATTGTTGTTGTCTTGTAATGTTGAAAAATCAATTTTTGACATTGCTTAATCCTCCCATGGTAAAGGAGTTTTTGCTTCACCATCTTCTGGTGCATCCTTTTGACCTAGATATTGTTTTCCTAAAAATATTTGCATACGGGTATCACCATTAAGTGCTTTGTCCCACTGTGCTCTACGTAAACTTTTCTTACCCGCTTGTTTTCCTTTTTCAAGCAGATCACCAAAACGTTTTTTTAACGTTTCAGGACTTGTTCCTACCACTTCAGCAATCTCATCAGGTGTGCATTGAATACAAGCAAGTTTATAGACAAGGTCTCTGTCTATGGTCTTGTATTTTTTCACAGGCTGTGGTCTATTATTTTCTTCACTCATTATATCTGTCTCTCCACTACCTTGATTCTAAAGTTTCTTGAATCCCTTAGTCCGTTGGTTGTGATAATTTTATATTCTATGTTATAGATATTGCCTGCTGTGCCGCCTGAAATATTTGCCGTTGCTATGTAACTTGTGTTTGTTGTTGAAACTATTGTTAAAGGTGCCGCATCACCACTAATGGTTTCTGCTGTGACAGTAATAGTGGAGATAGTATCGCCGGTAGGCATCCAATTGGTCCAATCCAAAGAATAGTCTAAAATTGCATATGGATCTTTTTCAATGTAGTGCCCTACCCTGTCTTGTTGAAAACCAGTAAGTGTTGCCATTTAACCTTCTCTCCTGTCTAAAGGATTTATTTGTTCTACCAATGTTAGTGTTTGTGGCTTGAGTGTCCTTGTTTCACTATCAATCACAAATCCTCTTGTTTCTTGTTCAATATTATTTAACCGATTCTCTGGTTTAACCGCAAATTTTCGCTCTTCTAGTGCAATTACGAGCGTTCTTGATTCACTATCAACAGCATATACGCGATATGGATCAATAATATAAATGGTTAATGCACTTAATACACTATTAAATGCATTCAATGATGCTGTTGCTCTTGCTAAAATACCGCCATTAACATTAAGGTCAAATATACCTGTTAATGTTGGTGAAGGTCTGTGATCCTGTCTTGCATTTGATACTAATGAAGCACTTGCTGTGATTGAAGCACTTAATTGTTTGGTTTTTGCTCCAACGGTTAATTGTGTGTTGAATGCATTTAGTGAAGCAACACCGCCATTGATTTTATCACCATCTACTGTTAGTGTTCCACTTGATGCTTGTAATACTATACCGCTTCTTAGAACATCTCCATCTGCCGTAACCGTAAATTGAGCACTCGGACTTGCAACACCTGATACTTGGAATATAGCACTTGATGTAAGTGTGAATGCACTTGATAAAAGTGCTGTTGAATCCGTATCTTTGGTTCCTGCAATAACAGTTGTATTGAATGCGTTTAAATTTGCAACCGCTGTTGCTTTTATGGTTCCTGCACTTGATACCAGTGTTCCAGAACTTGCTTGTAATACAATACCATCTCTTATTACATCAGCATCTGCTGATAGTGTTGCATTTATTGTTACTGAAGCACTACCTTGAATAACAACATTTACTTCTGCAAGATAAAGTGTTGGTCCCCATATCTGTTGTGTGTCATGATTCCAACTACCATAGTTTGACCAAGTCACACCATCGTGTGCATTGACTGGCATTGAAACAGCACCGCCTCTTGTTGCAATGGCACTTACAGTCATTGTTCCACTTGATGCTTGTAGTGTTGCACCTGGAATTACTCTGCCTGCCACAACAACAAGTGCACCTGCACCTGTTATGCTTGAACTGCCTTGTTTTGTTTGAACGCCTGTTGCTGTTAGTGTTGCTGAACTTGAAACACTTGTGCTTAATTGTTTTATTAGGTCGCCATTAACTGTTAATGTGCCAGCACTTGCTTCTAGTGTTGTGCCTCTCTTAATTTGACTTGCTGTTAAGGCAAATGATAATGCACCTGATAGTGTTGCACTAACACCATTAACTTTTTGACCACTTGTTGAAACAGCAAATTGTGAACTTGCTGTTGCACTAACACCATTAATTTTTTGACCACTTGTTGAAACAACAAATTGTGAACTTGTGGTTACCGCACCTAGAACAATCTTACCACCAACTACCGTTAAGGTTGCTGTTGATACTTGTGTTACTGTTCCTTCTAGTGTTTCGCCTGTTGTTGCTGTAAGGGTAAAGGCGGATGCAGTATCGCTAATACCTGAATATAAGATACCTACATACCCTGTGTCTACATATCCAGTCTCAACATAAAGACTGTCACTTGCTCTCGCCACATAGGGATCATTTCCATCTGGCCCACCAGTGTCTCCACCAGAAGGCGATAGATACGAAGTATCGAAATAATCAAATGTAACGTAACTAAAATCCGCCACGGGATATCCTCCCCAGTGACGTTATTACGCCAATGATACTGTTAAGTTGCCTGAAGTGATTTGAAAAGTATCACCACTATCAATTGTTTTTGCAGTATCTAGTGCACCGTAAAATAATACGTTGCCCGATGTTGAAGCATCCATTACCGCAACGTGTGTAATAGTTCCCCAGTTAGCATCGTTTGCCGCTGGAAAAGTCACGTTGCCTGAATTAGATACTGAACCACCAGAAATAGTTCCAAATGTTACTGACTGACGTGCATATGCTCCGCCTGTGCATTCATCTGTAATTGTTCCTGCTTCTAGGTTTTCTGCTGTTGATCCTAGTGATGGATCAGAATTGAATAGTGCAACATACACCGTTGCAGGTGCTGTTGTTGTTTGAGAATTAGCCTTTAGCCAAAAATCTAAAGTTCTATCCTCTGTATAGTTTGCCGCCGCACTCATTATTTTATCTCCTTATAAGGTTTTGTTTTGTTTGTTAATTAACATCTGTATTTAAGCAAAATCCAAGTAATAAGTTATATTATGCTATTTTATACTGTGGGTCTTGTTAATGATGGCACCGTGACACCTGTGTAATCCACGTGTGTTCCTGTAATTGAACTTGTTGGTGTTGGGCCTATATATGTGCCTGAACTATCATAGTATGTGTAATAAAAATCCGCAACCTGATCTGATACATTATAATCTTGTGGATTAGGTTGTGAAGGTTTATCTTGATTTTCTGTATAACCACTAACATATCCACTCCAATCACTTGTCCAGTTAAAATTAAAACCACCTGGACTACCTGTGGCAAACACTTCTTCCATACCGCCCACGGTTCTAATAAAATTTGTTGTTCCAAAACTAGTTGATACACCGCTTTCACTAAATGCTGGAGTGCCAACGTTGGTTGGATCTACATCAACACCATTTACAAACAATTTGTAGTCTGCGTGATAGTTTGTTACACTACTGTCATCGTCTTGAATATCCGCCATATTGTAAAAAATCATATAGTGATTCCAATTGGCAAGATTTGCTGTGTATGTAATATCCAAATGATTAACTCGTGTGTTTACACCTGCACGGTTTTGGTTTGCCCTATGCAATACCCTAATTCTTGATTTGTTTAGAAATACTTTAACGTATTGATCTGAAGTTTGATCCGCTTGGTTTAATTGAACAACGGTATCAAGATTAGATGTTGAGTTTGGTTTTGCCCAAAAAATAAATTGACAATTAAAATCAGCAATGCCGGCTCCACCCGGGGCACTAGGTTCAAATGCAGGAGTGTTTTCATCACCAAGTGTGTATCCTTCTTTTGCTTTTAAGAAAACGCTTGTGCCACCTAGGCTTGGAAATGTGCTTGGTGCTTTACCTAGTGGAAACGTAAGCATTACGCAAAGTCCTCTAAATGCACTCCTAATAAACTTGTTCCATCAGAAACAAATGTAAACACGTCGATTGAATTTGCCGCTGATGTAATTGTTGGTTCCACACCGAATGAAAATTTATAGGTGCTGTCAAAACTCAAAGTATATCCACCGGTGCCATTCTGTTTTACAATTAGAATGTATGTGGCACCTGCCTGTTGATTAGTTGGTGCCGCCAATGTTGAATTTGCATCAAGTGTAATTGTTGCTGTTTGTTGTGATCCCAAATTCCATTCATAGGTGTTGGCACTATCGCTATCACTTAGTGTTTGTAAACCAAAGTATTGCTGTGCCGTAAAGTTTTGTGTTTGACTTGTGGCAACAAGATTAAGTCCATCATAGGTAGTAATGATGCTGTTCACATTGTCTATATTGTTTTTTATATCTGCACGAGCATTGGCAACCAAATCAGTTGGATTGTCCACGTTTGCCGTTGATGCTTGTGATAGTGTTGGAAAATTTGGCATCTATATCTCCTTAACTGTTGTCATCTGCAAATGATGAACTATCTGCGTGAAATAAGAACAATGTATCGCTGTCATTTGTAAACGCACTTGTTGGAACGGTGTATGAAGTTCCTGTGTAACGTTGGGTTTTGCTAACACGAACTTCGTCAAAATAACAATCACCACCACCTTCATAAATACCACCATTATACATATGGCCCACGGTAATAGCGTTTGCTACATTCATTACTCCTGTGGGTGTTCCTGTAAATCTTCTTACTCCATTGGTATAAACATTCCAGGTTGTTCCTGCCTGAACTACTGCTACGTGGTTCCAAGCATTTCTACTGCCAGTTCCTGATAGCAATCCTGTGTTCCATCTCCAACCACCGCCTGTGGCACCACTGTAAACATACATATTGACATCTGACATATAGATACTCAATCCTGCCAATCCACTAGCGGTATTAGAGAATCCGCCTTGGTGATATGTTCCGCCGCCCAATGGGTAAATGAAATATTCAAATGTCCAATCATTGCCTGTGTATGTTACATCAAATTCGTTAGGATTAATTGATGCAACGAAACGTGCATTGGAACTTGTATCTCTTGGATAGTTTTCAATACTGCCTGATCCAAATTTCTTCTCTGCAGTGTAATATGATATGGCACTTCCAGCATCAATTGTAAGTGGTCGTGTAAACGTTCCAACATCATCTGTAAATGTTGTTCCACCATTTACGCCATTAGCGTGAATTAACAACAATGTATTTGCATCAGTAGTAAATGGTGCCGTTGGTGCCGTGAATGATGTTGTGTATCTAACACTGTTTGAAACACGTATTTCATCAACCCAACCTGTGACAGGGTGATTGACTTCATCATTACCCAATCCAATGTTAAATTCATTGCAGACCAATGTTCCATTTGCTGTAACACTTCCTAATAGTGTTCCGTTTTGAAATGCTTTGTATGTTGTGCCTGTTTTTGTAACAGCAATGTGATACCAAGTATTGATGCTCCACGTTCCACCAAAATTATAAAATGCGTTTTGATAAAGTTGTAGTGTTCCACCCCATATGAATATGTTCATACTTGCCGCACCACCACTAGGACCTCTTAGATCAAATAGTGCGTGTGTGCCAGATGTTGTTGAAAAGCGGAACCAACCTTCGTATGTGAAATCACCAGTTCCTGCAAAGTCTGCCAAACTTGTTGCGTCTGTTACTTTGATAGCATCACCAGTTCCATCTAGATAAATGCTACTAGCACCAAACTTATATTGGTTTTGTTTTGTCTGTGCGTCACCATACGCT